TGTTCATTACCTGTCTTCTTTTTGCCATTCCTATTTATGACTCTATTCTGTAAATTTTTGTTAGGAGTCCACGACACCAAGAATCTTCCACGATTATTAGGTGTCCATATAACCTTAGAATCTTTTATTCCATCTTTCCATGAGAAAGACCCTCTTGTTAAATGATACTCTTTAATTGTAGAATCATTGTAATCAATCTGTTGATATATTTTTGTTAAATTAAATAAAGACTGTTTACTTTCATCTCTGAAAGCATGTGACTCAGTTCTTGGGAACTGTCTATAAAATTCATTTAAAGCATCAGGGTCATTCTTTAAGCTATCAACTTCAGCTTCCCAGTAATCTATTGCACCATTTTCTATAATCTCACCATCTACACCAATAGTTTTTTCTTCAGGCTTTCTAAAAACAGGCAATCCATATCTGTCTATAAATCCTTCCATATTCCATTCCATTGGAATAAATAAGTTATATAGTCCGCTTTTGGTTTGGCCATTAGAATTACGTTTACTTAATGAAGAATCTTCGTATAATTTTTTAAAATTATCTCCACCCTTACTCAATGCATTAGAAGTAGAGCCCATCATACATTTACCTATAATCTTACTACCTAAACGTAAACAGGTTTTTGTAACACGCCAGTTGTTTAAAATATTATTTGGCTTTATCCATTTACCACTTTCATCATGCACTAACAATAATAGCTTCTCACCATCATAAGAGTTGTCATCTGTGTTTTTCCAATCTATAGTTGTATCTAATCCTAACAGTTCTTCTTTATCAGCATCATACATGTTTTTCTTTGTTATCTTAGACGCTGGTATTCTAAACGCTAATTCTGTTTTAGGTTTATCCATACCATCTTGTATAGGCTTGAAGAAGAATGGTAATCTGTTTGCTATAGGAACAACTTTATCAGTAAACATTTTCTTAGCGTCTGCTCCTGTTTTAGATAGTATTCCAACTCTAGAGTCTTTTGCAAGTGTTCCTGTGTTAACGCTCTCTGAAGAACCCATGTAAGAAAACCCTGAACGTCTTATCTTTAAATAAGTCATTCCAAAACTTCTGTTGTCAGCTTTGCATGCTTCCCAATATAAATAAAATATTCTATTAGCCTCTCTATAATCTGGATAACCCACATCTATAGATGTCCATTGAAGATACATATAGTGAGCTCCTGATATGTATGTAGGAACTCCATTGTTCATAAACCAATAACCTAACTCTCTATTATCAAATTCATTCTCAATATAATCAACCCAGTTATTTTTAAATTCACTAGGCATTTCATTCCATTGAAATATTGATTGAATTTTACTAAGAGGTTTTGGAATATCTATTCTTTCCCAGTATTGCTCAGGTTTCTTCTTTGAACGTGAATGTATTTTTTTTGGTTGTTTAGGTAGCCCAATAATAAGACCCTGTATATTTATAATATCTCCAAGCTCGCCGCTTCTGGATATACACACAAAGTCATACTTCTTGTTGTATCCGTACTCCCAACTGTTATTCTTGTTCTTGTTGGTAACTACGGATTTAGGTACGTAATCTTGCACCACCTTATACATATCGTTATTTTGACCTACGTTCTGCAAACCCTTGTTTTGTATCTACTTTATTACTACTTTCTGCAATAGACAAAGCTTCTTTCTCCGCTTCTATTCTGCTTAATATTTCAAACGCATCAAATATAGCTAGCTTCTTAGTTGCTGCCGCATTCTTAAGCCTATCCGCAGCTAAATCGTCTTCAGGGTCTGGCTTTATAATATCCTCTTTAGCAACTTTAATTAGTTGATGAACGGCCCTTCTAGCTGCGTCAATAATTTCTAATTTAATTTCCCTGTTTGATTTCATAATATCATTGTTATTTGATGGTCAAACATTCTATATAATTTTTCTCCATCTACTTCAAATTCATACTCACTATCTGGCTTGAATGATATTAAATCACCTTTTTTAACACCTTGATTAATTAAAGAAGTATTAGGATAAATCATTTCTGCAACTAAAGGCTCTTCACTTGTGTTCTTAAATATAATAGATTCTTTTGTTTTTATTGGTTTAACATAACAATATCTATCATGTGCATACCACTTATCATCTTGTTTAAACATAAAGAACTGTTCGCTGTCAACTAAAAACAAGTTGTCTTTTAAAAAACTTTTGCCGCTTTTTCTACGTCCCTTAATATCATTATAGAATTTAAAAACATTGTGGTGAACAAGAAGAGTGTCCCCTACCTTTATAGGCCCACAATAATTTATAGGTAACGCTTTTACTTCAGCATACCTGTTTGAATACCTAGCATCTTCCTCAGAAGAACTAACAAGAAAATCTATCCCACCAATATTTTTTGTATTGGAATATCTTTTGTTTTCTCTAGGAGTTACTATAAAGTCAGTTGGTGATTTCAAAAGTTTATGTTGTATTCAATGGATACAGGTATAGCTGAACTAAACTCTTTCCAAAGAATAACAACATCTCCATCTTCTATATATATTTTGTAGGATTGTAATTCGGAATCATATTTAATTAAATGAATCTTATGTGTTCCATTAAGAACTTCTTGCCCTACCAAATAATGCATAGCTCCAGACTTATAATCTGGACCGACGGATATTTTTCTTATATCCATTATATTTGATTTTACTTATGCGTACACTCTAATTTCAAGAGACGCATTTGTTAATTTATCATCACTATTATGAGTGAGTATTTTTATTTGACTTGTACTAACCGCTTCCCAAGCTATGTCATGGTTATTTTCAGCGCTACCTCCGTTTATAAAAACAATTGTTTTGTTAGCCGTAAAAGGTGTTCCAGTGGATGTTATTGTGTATTCTCCACCAGCTGTTCTAGCTAAATTTAAAGTACCTATGTTTGGTATATTATTATTTAGTTCAGAAACTATTGATATAGGAGTTGTTCCTGTTTGACTTATCAAAGCTGTATATGTGTAATACGTGTTACCGCCGCCGCCAGAACCTATCCAGACTAGTTTTTGATTTGAGCCTGCCGCTAAGACTTGACCTTCAGTTCCGAAGCTGCCAGTTGAGTCGACAATTCTTGGGAAAATAGTAAATGTGCTTGAACTGCTAGATTCGCCTATAGCTGCATTTCCTTTTAACCAAACAGTGCTAAGAGACTCTGTGGTTAAGTCTCCAGTAATAGTTGTGGCTGAAACAATATCTAGTGAGCTAGCCGTTGAAGAGCCTAGAGCTAAATTGCCTTTAATAAAACTACTTGTGGTGTTATCCCCTATCTCTGCTTCTTTTAGTACATTTAATCTATCTACTACAGCTATCGCAGTATTAGTATTATTTCTAATATCTAAAGCAGTTCCAATAAATGTAGCTGTAATTACAGATACATCAGTAAACGATGTTCCGTTGCCAACATTACCTACTTTAATACTATTAGAGCCTACCTGTTTTAGTATAGAATCTCCTATAGTTGTACCATCAGGGGTAAACATAGGGATTTGATTTAACGTCCCACTCCCAGATATACTGCCAGCACCTGGCCCTGCAGCATCTATTGTAATTTGGTTAGAACCATTATCAGTTAGAGTAACATTAGTACCAGCTACAAACTTAACAGTGTCTACTGATGCATCTGAACCTGTAAGAGTTACGTCTACATCATTAGTTGACTGTGCAGAAGCTAAATCATAAGTTGTATCTGTGATTGTTGAAGAAACTGTTACATTGCCTGTAGCTTGGTCTACTGAAATTCCAGTACCTGCTATAATAGAAGATACATTCCCAGATGAGGTATTAACAAAATTAGCAATATCTCCTATCGTAAATGTTTTTGTTTGATTGCTAATTGGACTTGAGCCAGCGGCTGTTCCAATTAAATAATCCCCTGAATCAATTGGTGATTGATTAGGGTATGATAAGGTATTACTAATTTTAGCCATGTGTTATTCTTTTTTCTCAGTCACTTCTCCAGTTTCTAAATTTACAACTGAATTATCACCATAAGTTTCTTTTAACTGTTCTTCCATTTCAAAGAACATAGTTCTAATTTGTTTTATACCTTCTAAGATATTTTGTTTTTGAAGCTCTACATCTCCTAAAGATACTTTAGCCTGCACAAAAGAGTTGTGTAGTTCTTGTAATTTAGTTAATTCTTCTTGCGTTACTTTTTTAGTTTTGTCTGACATGATTTTAAATTTAATTTATTTTACAAATATATGAATTTTATTCTTTACTTATTTTTTAGTTTTTTCCCAGCTACGCCCAACAAAATACGCACCATACACAGTAACTAATAATGTTTGAAAGATTGGAATATAAGCTTCGGCTATTTTAAACTCACCAATATTGCCATCGCTAAAACATAAAGCAGTGAATATAAAAGTGAGATATATTAAAACCATTGGACGTATATTTTTAGATAGAAAGCTATCGCTTTGCATGTCATACTTCCAGCGCTCAGTAACTTGCTCTTGAGCTTCCTTGTCTGCTTGCTCCAGTATCTCTTGTACTTTTTGCTTAGCAACTAATTTTTCTTCCTCTGTGGTAACTAAGTCATCAATAACTTTTCCGACTTCTTTTATAACTCCACCAGTTAACCATTGTATAATTTTTTTCATAATCCTTTATATTCATTTTGTGCGTCAAAATTAGGACAGCTTTTTATTGAAAAATCCCTGTGCCCATGTATAGAAGCGTCAGGAAATATATTTTTTAATAACCTTAATAAAGAAAGTAAGCTTGCTATTTGAGCGCTTGTTCTATTGTCTTCAGGACACATTTCTGAATTTAAGCCTCCTGCATAACAAATACCTATAGAGTTTTTATTGTGTCCTTTTGTGTGAGCTCCAGACTTTTCTAAAGGTCTGCCTATTTCTATCTGCCCATTTCTTTTAATAAAAAAATGGTAGCCAATACCTGACCACCCTCTTTGTCTATGCCACTCATCTACTCTATCAGCATCAACATCCATATCAGGTGGAGTTGCTGAGCAGTGAATTATAACCTTATTTATTTTTCTTTTCATTATAATTAATCCATATTCTTTGAGCCGTATAAATTATAGAAGCTACTAGAAGAATTAATTTTAAAATCATCTCTACATGGGTCATTGAAATAGCAAAGCTAAAAAAGTTAAAAGCGTATATTTTGATATCTTGCAAAGTCATTATTCTTTTATAAGTGTATAATTTACTTCTATATCTAACAAAGTGCTGTTTGTCTGTATATAACCTACCATAGTGCGATAATATCTGTAGCTGTTGTTCCTGTTGCAAAAACCTGCGTTACATTAACAGGAAAAAATTGTCCTGCGAATACCCCCACAAAAGTTATAATATCTCCCCCTGCTGTTTTGACCTTAATATTGCCTGGG